TTATGACTGGCTCTACGGCTTCAGAGCCTATTGAGCATCACCCTAACTTCCTTATCTTAAACTCCCCGACGGCTGGCCTGACAAAAGTTCTGGCTGGATTCCCTCCGGCTGCTGGATGGGATAAGGAGATTCTCACCAATCCTAACCGCGCACTTTGGACTCCCAAGGTTGCTTCAGGCGGAGCCATCCAAGGCCAGCAGTTTGTGGGGTTCCTTCCGAATCAAGAAATTGCAGAAACCAACGCTGGTAAGATTAACATTAAGGCCGGCATCAAGAATTACTACAAGCCTGTTAATACCCTGCGCGTATTGTTTTATGTCAACAACGAGACCAACGCCGTGGCCTATGCTTCCTATGTAGGTTGGAACACCGACGGAACCCTTTATCAACTTCCCGAATCTTACAAGAATCTCGCAAGCGGAAGTTACGGAGGAAACTTTCTTTACAGCGACGCTTATAAAGCACTAATCAATCGTGGGTTCCTTATCACCAATTGCTCTGTCGAAAGGTTTGGAAATCTTTACAAGGTGACGGCAGACATGATGATGTCTGGAATCTCGGGTTGGGACCCAGATATCTATCCCCATCAATCAGGTCTATAAGCATGAAGTCGCTAACTGGATTCAACGGGTCATCTATCAATGGATCATTTGCATCCGGCGCTCCCATTTACGCTTCCGACCTGAACCAGCTTGCAGGAGGCATCGACCAGACGCGCACGATGCCGTCCAACGATGTCCAGTTTATGAACAACACGGGCGGTACGGCCTACTCGCTCGGGCAGCAGGTCTATTATAACACGGCGGCGTCTGTGCCTTGGCAACCGAGGGACAAGGGGAACGGGAAGTTCGCAATCTACCCGGCGACCATCAATAGCATCATCCCTTGCATTTACACCAAGGGTGCCATCCATCTTCTTACATCACGTTCAGACGACCCACCCCCCGAAGCGAACTACGTCTGGAACGATGATGGGGAGTGTTACATCTACCTGAAAGCTGGCCCATCTGGGGATGCGGACTCTATTATCTGGCCTTCGTCAGACTTCACGACGGATCAATACCCTATCATCAATGGGTATGACGCCCCCCAGAATGACAGCGACGCCTTTGGCCATATCCTGCTCGCGCTGGCCCAGAAAGACCCTGACGACGAATCAGAGTTTCCCCCAGTAACCTTTACCCAATTTGTCTTTAACTCTCTGTGGTCTGAACGTCATAAGTATTCGCAGCCGAATTCGGCGTTCTATTACTTCTACCGGGTATGATTGATAGCGGCAGCAACCCTGCCTGCCTACGCCGTGGCAGGTATTACGGCTTCCAGAGCGTCCCCAGCGTCGTCACGACGGAGCCTGGTAAGAACCCCATCATTGAATACGGCACCAAGCCTTCGCAATTCTATGCCTCGCAATCGTTCGACACGCTTACCGTTGCCGACGATACGTCTGCATCAATCGATGTAACGCCTAATAATAACATCCCTTGGAATGTTCCTTACGGACTTCGCACGGGTTGGATTGTTTATATTTTCGGCGGTTTGCAAATTGGCAAGTCAACGACGCCTATTGATGTAAAAATTCAAGACAGCCTTGCCATCGTCGTCGAATCACAGTCGCCTGGCGTTGATCTAACTTTTCGGGTTGGGCAAAGCATCACCCTGACCCTGACAACGGATAATACAAAGAACATGACCGCAGTCATTACCAGTTTTGCCCCGGGGACGGGGGACATGGTAGTTGATGTTACAAGTTCCAATGGAACGGGCATATACCCAAACCTCCCTTTTGGTTATTGGCTTGTCGAAGTTGTCGGAATCCCAGACAAGGGGACATCCGTCGATTGGATGTTGGCGCGGGTAACCTCGGTCGATGTTACCGATCCCTATAACCCAAACGTCTCCTTTGAGGCGTACCAATCGTCGGGCGAGGGTACCTATTCCTTTTGGAACATCGTCCCACAATGGGACAACGCTAGGAATTACATCCGCAACGAAAACCGCGTGGCGTTCGATGCCTCGCTTGGACCGTCCGTAAACGAATACCTTGGGGATTATGGGGCGTACTTTACGCCAGGAGGAGGATTCGCTACATATGAAAATTTTGATACCTCGTCGCCCCCAACAAATTATTCCGGCTATACCGAGACAACGATAACGGGCAGCGTTATTGTAATTGAGGACGAATATATGGCCCATCGGCCCTATGTCGGTCGTACCGTTAAGTATAAAATTAACAAGGTTACCAACGTCGTAACGACGACGATTACCTATGACTCATTATTGCAACCTACTTATACGGTTGTCAGCTCGGAGGAATTGGAACCCCTCGATTTTTCGTACACGTTCACCAACGACGATTTTAAGAAAACGCCGCCCGAAAAATACTTCCCCGGCGGGTCTACCACTTATGCCAACGGTGAGCTTGTTTCTATGGGTGGCCCAAGCCGATACGTCCAAGACGATACGGAGGCGGGGACAGTTGGCCCTTACAGGTCGTACGATTATTCGTACACTAGGGCGCCCTTTATCGACCCAGCCGATCCCACGGGGCCGCCGGTTTACCTTAACGTGTTGATTGTCATTAAAAACACATCGTTAGAGTCTGCCCCAATCCCAGGCAAGCCGACCCCCCAGGGTTTCTTTTGGTCTGGTTGATGAAAATTAGCGGGTATAAACCCGTATTGACATACGGCTAAACCCAAACGGCGAACCTATGTCTTGCACCCAACATGAGTTTAAGCAGGGCCAGACCTTCGCAGGCGTGGCTACCTATACCCCAGAAGCGGGGTGGCCTGCCAATCTGACTGGCGTCACCATCTATTCCGCGCTGCTGGATGCCCGCAATAAAAAGCACTATTTCACGATTACGGTGCAGTCCCCCACCCAGTTTACCATGTTCTATGAGAACACGCAGGACTGGAACCCCGGGACGGCCTACTGGGACATCCAGTTCAGCCTGGCCGATGTCGTCTTCTACTCCGAGACGATCCGCATCGCCATCACCCCCAACGTGACCCCTAACCCTGTTCCCTCCAGCGTTTCTAACTAATGGCCCTTACCATCAGCATCAATCAAGCTGCCGCCTTTACGGTCAATGTTGGAGTCCCCGGACCCACGGGGGCTACTGGCCCCGCCGGCCCAGTCGGCCCAGTCGGCCCAGCGGGCGCGGGCGGAATCTGGGGACAGATTACGGGTACGCTTTCGTCCCAGACGGACTTGGCCACCGCGCTGGCTGGAAAGTATTCGACGACCAACCCCGCCGGCTACATCGACCTGACTACGGCTGGGCTATACTTCTACCCTCTTACGGGTAACCCGGGTGGCTTTGCCACGCAGGCTTGGGTCATCGGCCAGAACTACCTGACAGTCGGATCACTAGCGGCTTACGCCACGATGACTTGGGTAAACGGCGAACTGGCCGGATACGCCCTCCAGTCTTGGGTCACTTCTCAAGGTTACATCACGGCTTCGGCTCTATCGCCTTACCTGACGTCCGCAACCGCTGCTTCGACCTACGCCGTAATAGCAGCGGGTCAGCCCGTCTCGGGTACTGTCGGTCAGGTGCTGACGAAAAATAGCGGTACGAACTACGACTCTAGTTGGACGACGATTATCCCAGGCGACCGCTACCTGACGACCTCGACGACGAGCCTAACTATCAACAACGCCAACAAGACCCTGACGGTTGGCACGGGCCTGTCGTACACGCCGACCCAGAACCTGACGATTTCCTACGACGCCTCGAACCATATGCACGGCGAGGTGCTGACCTATAACTCTGGAACGGGTGTGCTGACGGTGGACATCAACAACCACACCGGGACGGGAACCTACGCTTCGTGGGTGGTCAATGTGGGCGGCGTTACGCCTCTGGCCTCCGTAGCCTGGGGAGCCATCACCGGGACGCTTGGAGATCAGACAGACCTTTCGTCGGCTCTAGCAGGGTATGCCCTGCTGTCTGGAGCAACATTTACTGGCAAGGTCAACACGACAGTCACGGCTACGACCGCGCCGATTAACATCGGGTCGCAACTTGCTGCACCGACTACGACTGTCGCTGGAGACCTTTGGATTGGAACCAACATTAACTTTAAGGATAAAGATGGAGTTCAAAAAGTAGTCGCCAACACAAACGCGACAAACCATTTCACCTCCATCCAGACTATTTTGGTTAACTCAACAGGCAACGCCCTTCGCATCAACCAGCAAGGCACAGGCCCAGCGTTGTTCGTGGAAGACAGCACATCGCCAGACGCTACGCCATTTGTCATTGATGCTAACGGACGAGTCGGCATCGGCGTCGCTCCGGATGCGACTGCCGCGCTGAAGGTAGACGCTGGCGGCATTAAGTTTAACGACGGCACAACCCAGACTACGGCCGCATTGCCCCTCTCTGGCGGTGCGATGACGGGATCCATCACTAATACATTTAATGGGATGGCAACCGAGGTGTCAGAACAAAAGTTTAAAGTTGGTCTGACGGCTGGTGGCCTGTTTGCTGAATTAAACTATCAAGCCCTTACGATTAATAACGGCGGGTCGCAAATGACTGTGACCCCATATGGGATCACCTTCCCAGACGCATCGACCCAGACCACTGCCGCCACTAATTTTAACCCTGCTGGATACGCCACCGAGGGCTGGGTGTACGCTGGTTTCTATCCCTTGTACGGCAACCCTTCGGCGTTCCTGACTGACGCACCTTCCGACGGCACGACCTACGGACGCAACAACGCCGCATGGGTTGCCACCATAGGCAATCCTCCCTATAGCAACTCCGTCTGGACTTCCAGCGGTTACGTTTCTGCCACCGTGACCAACATCTACGACACCGGAACCATGATGTATTACAATGTCCTCACCTTCTAAAACCATTACCCCTGTCGAGGCTGGCAAGGTCGGCGTCTTCTATGACGCCAATACCAAAGTCATCTCGCATTACGCCACCTTCCCCCACAAGGGGAACATCATCACGGCCATCCCCGTCCTGATCGCCGACGACGCCGCCGCGCTCAAACTTGCCATCGCCGCCGCTGGCCTTACCGAACGCAAATGATTTACATCCTTTGCATCGTGCTAGGTTTCCTCGGTGGCTTCTTTGCTGGCGTAAAGAACGCCTCCTCCCCGAAGGTCGAGAAGGCTATCGACATCCTTAAAGCCCTCAAGGGCAAGTAAGGTCGTGCGATCGCTCCTAGCCATTTCCCTTGCGGTACTGGCTGTCGGGTGTGCCTCGTCACCGCCTCCGCTGCCAGTCCAGCCGAACGCCCCAACATCGGAAGGCATCGTCGCCACGGTGGGCAAGGAGTGGGACAAGGCTGACCAGAAGGTCGCCGCCGCCGTCTCCATCGCAAAGGAGAACGCCGACAAGCCGGAGGTTGTCCGTTCGGAGACCGCTGTGGCTCTGTCATTCCTGCCAGCCGCCAGTCCAGAGGAGTTGGCCCTAGCTCGACAACGCGCAGCCAAAGCAGATCAAAAGGACTACGCCCAGGCGGTAGACTTTGGAAAGAAACTCCTCTCCAAGATTGATGCCGACTGGGCCAAGGTCCAGACCGATACCGCAGAAGCCAAGCGGGTCTCGCAACTGAAGGACGCTCGCATCGCTTCCCTCATCGCCGAGGTCGAGCAGACCAAGAAGGACGCCGCCAAGAACATCTGGACAATCACGGGTGCCGCCCTAGCCGTCATCGGTGCCATCGCCACAGCCTTTACTGGCCCGAAGGTAGGCATCCCCCTTATCCTTTGCGGAGCCTTCTGTGGCTCCGTACCTTTCATCATCGACTCCGAATACTTCTCCTACATCGCCGGCACGACCCTTGCCGCCTGCGCGGGACTGGGTATCTGGTTTGTCTGGGACAAAGTTAGGGACGCCAATCAAGCCTCTGACTATGAGCCGCCGAAAGTCTAAAGTCGTGTGGAGGCATTTAGGGCGCGAGAAAGCCTGGGGTCAGGCTACCATTGGCGAAGGTCTCATCGAGATTGACCCTCGCCTCGGTGCCAAACGTCAGCTCGAAGTCCTGTGCCATGAGCAGGTCCACCTGACCTTCCCCGAGATGTCCGAAGCCCAAGTCGACCGCGCAGGCAAAGACCTATCCGCCGTCCTCTGGGATCAGAACTACCGCCGGGTGCTGCTCCAGCCCAATTCCAAGCCCCCCAAGATTTCGTGACCCTAGAAACTTTCACGACTGTCTGCGTCCCGGGCATAGCCTCCCTCGCCTACTTCTCCGCCGGCGTGGCCAACCTCTACGCCCGCAACTACGCCATTTCGACCATGTGGTTCTGCTACTCGGTGGCCAATATTTGCCTCCTATCCACCTTCTTTCGTAAATGAGTGCTTTTCCTACCCCCCCTACCCCCGATGAACTGCCCATCAGTCTCCGAGACATCGGGTTCGGCATCATCATTGGATCGGCCTCATGGCTCATCCGTTACGCCTGCTCGATGGAAAGGCACTCCCTAGGGTACATCTTTAGGCGTACCGCCACGGCTGGTCTGACCTCCCTCCTAGTCGGGATGGCGGTCAAGGGCTACTTCTCCAGCGAGGCGTTGGCCTATGCCGCCGCCGGCATGGCGGGCTACGCAAGCCCTGAATTGGTCGACTACGCCCTTTCTAGGCTTCGCAGGGGTAAGTAGTCGTCCTGACCCTGAAAAGCCCGCCACGGGGCTTCCTAGGGGGTCAAGAGGCTTCTTCCTTGGACGCTAGGCCGTTGGTGTACGGCGGCGGGGTATCCTTGGTTCGCAGGTAGCGTGGCAACCCCCACCGCTTGTGCCAGTTCAGGATTACATCCATGCGATTGGGGGGGGGGTAGCCGGGTGATAATAAATACCCCGCTTATTGCCGTGTACGAGCGTCACCGTCTTGTCCCCGCTGGCCTTTCGATAAGCCGAGATGCGTCTCATGCGCGGATTGCTGCCGGCACCAAACTTGCAGGACGGAACCTCATGCCCATTGTCCCGAAGCCATTGCATCATGCCATGATACTTCTCGTCGGAGATATGTTCGTGGCCGTGACCCTTGGTGTAACCAAGGAACTCGAAAACTCGATTGTACTGCGTACCCCTACCCCAAAGGGATGTGGTCACAAGGTGTTCCAGTTTCTCATGGTAGCGTTGCTCGAAAAAGTCTCCAAGGGTCGGAGCCAGCATCGCACAGAGTTTACCAAGGTTGTAATGCCAGCCAATCGGCTGCGCTGAGACGCAAACGCTAATGTCCATGACGGATCGCAACGCCTTGCCCTTGGCCTTTGGGTCTTTAGGCATATTTAAACGCTTATCTCTTTCGGTTAAATTGATGACGGGAGAGGCAAGGAAGATGATACCAATCAGGGTCTCGCCGTGCTTGACCAAAAAACCCAACTTACGGCCTGGGGCCGGACGCCATACGGCCTTGCTCATCTGCTTCTGGTAGAAGGCCAACTTTGCCGAGTCCACTTGCTCGACCCAAATCTTGGTCGGGTCGATTTCAAACAAAGGACAGGAGTACGGCTCCTGCTTTGTGAAGTCCATGATTTGCTGTTCCATTAGGCTTCGTATTTAGTGCCTTGGTAGTACAACGCCGCGCCAACCTTCCGAGGCTCCATGATGCCGTTCGTGACCATCGCCTTGATGAGGGCTTCCGCCTGGTCTCTCTGGAGTTTGTGATCCGACACAAGTTCCTCCAGCAAAGCCCCCCGGCTGATGCGGGGCTTGGACTCAAAGTGGCGGTACTGCTGCCCGACCTTGAGCAGCTCAAACCCGCCGGCCAAGGGGGCGACCTCCCATAGGACTCGGTCGTCGGCGTGTTTCAGTTTAAGGGATAGGGTAGGCTTGCCGTCGGGGGTACGCATCCCAGCCAACTTCCCGCGCTTGGTCAGGTTGAACGAGAACACGGGCAGTTCCTTCGACTCACGGCGGATGTTGATGATTGCCCTCGCCCAGTTTACTAACTCCGAACTCCCGATACCGCTGTACATCTGATCGGACACCGTCTGGGCGTCCTTGGTCTCCTGCGGCTTGGGCTTACCTTCGTGGTGGATGAAGACCATGATGCAACCCGTCTCCTGAAGCACGGGCTGAACCAAGTTACGGAGGAAATGGGAACAGACCTCCTGCTTGCCAAGGTCGCCCCCGACATAGGAGAGCAAAGGGTCGGCCACCAAGACGTCGAGCTTGTGCCGGACGATAATCTTGCGACACAGGTCCACGAAGTCTTTCCCCGTCTTCGACGCTTCGGTAAAGAACTTTAGGTTCGTCTTGCACAACGCCTTTTCTTCCGGGGACAGACGCATTCCAGAACTGACTCCCTGATAGGCTTCGGCAAGGTCTCCGATATCGCACTCGGCTTGAACGACTGCGATTTTGAGAGGGTGAATGACAGGTATCCCGAAGAGTTCGCGCCCGATTGCCCACGAAGCTGCCATTTGCATGACAAACGACGACTTCCCGATGCCTGATTGACCTGTAACGAGTAGCGAGCCACCACGGCATAGGTACCGACCGTGTCCGACGACATGGTTAGGATCGTTTCTCGTATCATAGTTTTCCAAGGTCTCGGTGCTGACTTCTTGTGGAAAGTCTTGTCCTTCCCGCCAAGCAACGAACTCATCCCAGTCCAAGGCTCCCACTTTGAAGCCGACGATTTTCTGTTCGTTCTCCCCGCGCATGACTCCGCC